GAAGCAGAAGGTAAAACTATTGTAGTTGCTGAAGAAGGAGTAATTGCAGAGATCAAAGAAGCTGGAGCAGCAGAAGAAGAAGAAGCACCAGCAACTGAAGAAGTAGTTGAAGAAGAAGAGTTAGAAGCAGAAGCTGCTACTCCTAAGAAAATAGTTAAATCAATCTCAGAAGAAATGTTCTTCTCAGAAATTGAAAAGCTACGAAGCGAAATAAACGAACTTAAACTATCTAAGGTTGAAGAAAAAGTAGAGTTATCTGCTCAACCAGAAGTAGAAGGAATATCTCACAATCCAGAGAGAGCAACAGAGAAGAAAAATTTAAATCTATTTGCTCAAAAAGGAAGAAATACAATACAATCAAGAATCTTTAATAAAATAAATAATAAATAATAATGGCTACAACAACAAGTATTAGTTCCTCATATGTAGGAGAATTTGCATCTGATTACGTATCGGCAATGCTTCTAAGTGGAAACACTTTAGCAAACGGATTAATTGAAATTAAACCAAACGTAAAGTACAAGGAAACTTTAACAAGATTAGAATTAACTGGACTAGTTGCAGATGCTTCTTGTGATTTTGCTGATACAGGTACGTTAACTTGGACAGAAAGAACTATCGAACCTAAAGCATTACAAGTAAACATGAAACTTTGTAAGACTACTTTTAGAAGTACGTTCGAAGCTGGTTCAATGGGTGCATCTGCACACGATAACTTCCCAGCAAAATTATCTGATTTCATTATCGGGAAAACATCTGCTAAAATAGCACAAGCTACTGAGCTTGCAATTTGGGGTGGTACTGCTGGAGCTGGTTCTTTTGATGGCTTTACAACTTTATTAGCTGCTGATGCTGCTCATACTGGATCAAAAAAGATTACAGGACAAGCAATAACACCATCAAATGTTGTTGCAGAATTAGGATCTGTGATTGATGCAATTCCAGAGCAATTATTACAAGACGAAGGTCTTTATGTTTACGTTGCGAACAACGTGTATAGAGCTTACAAAAGAGCTTTAGGAGGTTTCCAATCAAACGGACAAGGAGCTAATGGATATATGGCACAAGGAAACAACCAAGACATTGATGTACAGTTTTTTGATGGTATTAAAGTTGTTCCTGTAAATGGTTTAACATCTAACAAAATGATAGCTTCTATCAAAGACAACCTTTTCTTTGCGACATCTTTGTTGAGTGACTTAAATGAAGTTCGTGTAATTGATACAGCTGAAACTTTAGGAGACCAAAATGTAAGATTTATTGCTCGTTATACAGCAGCAGTAAATTATGCAGTTGTTGAGGACATAGTTTCTTATGGATTAGGTTTATAATCTAACAATAATAATAAAAACGAGGGTAGGTAGAGAATATCTATCTATCCTTTTTTAATAACTTAAAACATATAAAATAATGGCTTGTTTAACACTTAGCTCAGGTAGAGCTTTACCATGTCGGAAAGGTACTGGTGGTTTGAAATCGGTATATTTTGCAGATTTTGGAACTCTTGGTACTGTTACTAAAAGTGGTTCTGAAATTACTGCAATTAGTGCTGGAGACTTTTACAAATTCGATATTAACGGATCATCATCTTTAGAGACTACAATAAATGCTTCTAAAGACAATCAAAGTTTATTTTACACACAAACTTTGAGCTTAAACTTACTTGTACTTGATAAAGCAACGCAAGAGCAGATAAAAATTCTTGCAGCAAGTAAATCTCATGTAGCTGTAGAAGATCAAAATGGTGTATTCTTTATGATTGGTTTGCTCAACGGAGCTGAAGCAAACGGAGGTGCAATTTCTTTAGGAGCTGCAATGGGAGATGCTCAATCATTTGCTATCACATTGGAAGCAATGGAAGTAGACCCACCATTCTTTGTTGAGGCTTCAGTAATTCCAGCATTGACATCTGCAACACAAATTAATCCAAACGCATAGTTTCTTTTCATAATTTGTTTTTGATAGAAAAAGGCAATCTTAATTGATTGTCTTTTTTTTTGCTCTAAATAAATAAAAAGAGTCTATTTTTTTATTATATAAGTATGAAAGTATTACTACATACTACATCTTCACAAACCATAAAGATTATACCTCGTGTATATGCTTCATCTGTCACATTAAGACTGAGAGATGATAGCTCTAATACCTCTGTAGACTTGTTAGTTTCTGGTACTACATCTGGCAACTACCTTGTGTTGAGTACTGTTTTTGATTTAAAAGAAGGTAGATTTTACGATTTAAAAGTTTACAACGGACAAGGAGCAATTACAGAGGTAGATATTATCTATAGAGACAAGATTTTTTGTACTGACCAATCAACTAACCAATCAAACAACGAGCATTACTCAGTAAACAAAGATGTGTATGTTGAGAAAAGTGGTAATAACGATTTTATAATACTATAATGAAAAAACGCATAAATAAAGTAAGACCACAAGCACCAAAAAAACAAGCACGTTCTAATGTTTCTTTTGTTAATTTATCATCTTACACAACACCAGAGATAGTAGAGTCTAAGAATAAAGAGTGGATTGAATTTGGTACTGATAATGACTTTTTTAATTTTTTGATTGATAAAGCAAACGGAAGTGCTACAAATAGTGCTTGTATCAACTCTATCTCTCAGATGATTTATGGTAAAGGGTTGTCTGCTACAGATAGTGCAAGGAGACCAGAGCAGTATGCTAGAATGATATCTTTATTTAAGAAAGACGATTTACGAAGGTTTGCATATGATTTGAAGCTGACAGGGCAATGTGCTATACAAGTAATTTACTCAAAAAATAAAAAGACTATTGAAAAGGTTGATCATCTACCAATTGAGACTTTAAGAGCAGAGAAATGTGGAGCAGAAGATAAAAAAGTACAAGCATATTACTACTTCCCAAAATGGGAGGATATAAAGCCATCTGATAAGCCATTACGCATACCAGCGTTTGGAGTATCTGATACACCTAAACCAATTGAGATATTGTATGTGAAGCCTTATGAGGCTGGGATGTACTACTATAGTACGCCTGACTATATCGGAGGCATACAATATTGTGATTTAGAAATAGAGGTATCAAACTACCATATAAATAATGTGCGAAATGGTTTGAGTCCATCAATGATGATTAATTTTAACAATGGTGTACCAGATGAAGAAACACAAGTTTTAACAGAAAATAAGATAAAACAAAAGTATCAAGGATCGTCAAGAGCTGGTACTCCTATTATTGCTTTTAATGATAATAAAGAGAGTGCTGCAACTATTGAGGCTATTCAATTATCAGATGCTCACAACCAATATCAATTTATAAATGAGGTAGCACAATCAAAAATTTTAATTGCTCATCGAATTGTTTCTCCTATGCTTTTAGGTATTAAAGATAATTCTGGTTTCGGTAATAATGCAGAGGAATTGAAAGACAGTTCAATACTAATGAACAACATGGTAATAGCTCCATTTCAAGAGCTTTTAACAGATGCTTTTGATAAGATATTAGCTTTCAATAATATTAGCTTAAACCTATACTTTAAGACCTTACAACCTTTGCAGTTCTTAGACTTAGACAACGTAGAAGATAAGATAACAAGAGAGGAAGAGACTGGTGTAAAGATGTCTAAAGAAAACAAGGATTTCAATGATGATGATATGCTTGATGCTTTAGAAGGAGATAGTATTAGTGATGAATGGGAGTTGGTAGATGAGAGAGAAGCTAGTGATGAAAATGAAAGTATTGAAGATTGGGCAAATGGTAAAATAAAAGAGAAGTTATCTATTATTAAAAAGTTTGCAGATGTTATAAAAAGCAAGCCAAACGGATTTAGTGTATTAGATAAATCATTTTACAAGGTTAGATACAAATATGCTGAAAAGTATTCAAGTGGTAACAGTAGAAAGTTTTGCAAAAATATGATGAGTAGAAGCTCAAAAGGAGTTGTTTACAGATTAGAAGATATAGATAAAGCATCAAGAGAAGGAGTTAACAAGTCTATGGGGCATAAGGGGCAATCGTACGATTTGTTTAAGTATAAAGGATCAGTAAATTGTGGACATTTTTGGAATGAACAACTTTATAGATTAAAGAAGAAGACAGAAAAAGGTACTAAATACATTTCTAAATATGATGAAACAAATTCTATTCCTAAAAGTTACAAACCAAGACCATCAGGACATAAAAAAGCTGAGATAGCTCCAAAAGATATGAAAGATAACGGACATCATCCAAACTATAAAGGTTAAGATATGGCAACAGCACTATTTATAAGTAGAACAGACCTCGTAAAGAATAGTATTCTTGATGGTAATACTGATACGGATTTATTCTTACAGTATGTGAGAATATCACAAGAGATACATATCCAATCTGCACTTGGCACAAAATTATATGATAGAATTTCAGCAGATATAATTGCTGGAACTTTAACCGGTGACTATCTATCTCTTGTTACTGATTATGTGCAACCGATGTTGATCCATTATGCAATGACAGACTATCTTCCATTCTGTGCGTATCAAGTGAAATCTGGAGGAATATATAAGCATAGCTCAGAGAACTCAGAAACAGTAAACAAAGAGGAAGTAGATTTTTTAGTACAAAAAGAAAGAGATTTTGCTGAGTATTATTGTCGAAGGTTTGTGGATTTTATGGATTTCAATAGCACAAAGTTTCCAGAATATACAAGTAATAGTGGATCAGATATTTCTCCTGACAAAGACAGCAATTCATCAAGTTGGGTATTATAATGGCAAGAACATACAAACCGAAATTAAAGAACGTGGTTAAATTAACTAAGTATCTAACAAAAAAACAAAAAGATGGCAAACGAAATTTATCCAGTTAGTTGGTGGGGAAGTCCAGTTGAAAATGGATGGGGTGGTATTTATTATGATTATGCAGTAACGAGTGCAATACCTAGTTTACTTGCTTCATTACAAGCAAGAGCAACATACTACGAAAATGTTACTTGTACAACTGCAACATTAACCACAATCGAAAATATAGAATAGTATGGCAAACTTATTAGATAAAGCGTCAATATTACTTACACCAACTGCATACGATAACGGAAGTATGTTAAGCGTAAAGCCAACTGATGGAGATGGGGATTTCACTTTCTCAAGAAATTCAGCTGCCACTAGAGTAAATGCACAAGGGTTAGTAGAAAATGTACAGATACTATCGGGTGACTTAGTACAGAATGGTAGCTTTTCACAGATAGGTGCAGAAGAAGTAACTAATGGAGACTTTTCAGAGGAAGGAGCAGAGCAGATTACTAATGGGAATTTTAGTAATGGAAGTGCTGATTGGAACAATGAAGGAGTTTGGACTATTGAAAATGGAGTTGCTAATGGTAATGGTGTTAATGGCTCTTCTAAAGAATTAACACAATTTATTACTCCTCTTGTTATAGGTAAAACATACAAAATAGTTTATGATGTTTTAAACTATGTTAGTGGAAGTGTTCTATTCGTTCTATCGGGTGATACTGGAGCAAGTGGAATTGCAAGAAATTCAAATGGTACTTATACTGAATATATTAGACCACTCGGAGCTAATTCAAATTTTAAAATTAGAGGAAGTGTTTTCAATGGCTCTATAACAAACATCTCGGTTAAAGAAGTCGGTCAAGATTGGACTTTAAGTACTGGATGGAGTATTGGAGAGGATAAGGCTATTGCAGACGGTACTAATACATCTTTATCAGAAATTAGACAAACTTCTGTAACAACAATAGGTAAACAATATAAAATAACTTTTAAAGTAAATGAAGTAAATAATGTTATAGAATTAAAAGGTAATGCAGTTTATACAAGAGTAGATACTTTAGGTGTTGGTACACATACAATATATATAACTGCTGATTCCACATATATAAGGTTTTTAGCTTTTGTTGGTTCAACTTGCTCTATAACAAACATCTCGGTTAAAGAGGTGGGGCAAGATTGGACTTTAGGAACTGGTTGGAGTATTGGAGATGATAAGGCTATATGTGATGGTGGCAATAATAACTTAAAACAAGATGTAAGTTCTGTTTCGGGTAAAAATTACAAGGTAACTTTTGATGTTTTAGATTATACAAGTGGAACTTTGTTTATTGATATAGGAGGTTCTTCAAGTCAAACCACCACAAATTTAGGTAGTAAAACTTTTTATTTTACATCAACATCTTCAAATGATTTAAGGTTTTATGGAGGTGCTTTCATAGGCTCTATAACAAACATATCAGTATTAGAAATAACAGACGATACAGACTTACCTAGAATAACTCATGAAGGGTTTAGTTATCAAGATTCTTTAGGGAGTGAGGAAGTTTCAAATGGAGATTTTTCAGAGATAGGAAATGAAGAAGTTTCTAACGGCAGTTTCTCAGAACAAGGAGCAGAACAGATTACAAATGGAGATTTTA